GCACCTGCACAAGCACATTGCTTACCACAAGATTGTTGTTTCCGCCAGCACCAATGTTTACAATATTGCCGGAACTTGGTGCAGAGATATTTGTAACTGTTAGGTTTGTACTAGTAACATTGAGTATATCTCCTGTTGTTCCCTGGATGTTGCTACCGCTAATATTGGCAGTGGTTGTGATATTAGCAGTGGTGTTTATTGCACTCACAACGTTACCACTTAGGCTCAAACCAGTGGCATTCAAGTTACCACCAGTGATATTACCAGCAGCCGAGATCAAACCTGCGGTTGTAACATTGCCGCCAGTTACATTACCAGTTGTTACAATGTTGGCTGTATCTGTACCTGATGCCAAGTAGTTTGCTACATCTGCGTTGCCGTAGCTTGAAGCAACGCCTGTCAAGAAAGCGCCGTTACCTAAAATGTAATTACCGCTAACGTTAGCACCACTGGTGATATTACCACTTGCACTGATCAAACCTGTTACGTATTCACCTGTTGCAGCAAATGTAGCAACACTGGTACCAGCCGCACCCACTGTGACGTTGCCACTTGCGGCCGCCACTACGTTTGAGGTACCATTGACAATTGAACTTGGAGTTCCGCCGCCAGATATACCAGTCAGCAGTGAACCGTTACCAATAAAGAAGTTACCAGAAATATTTGCTGTGGTTGTAACATTGCCTTGCAATGCTACCAAGTTGCCAGTGTATGTGGGCAAGTATGCTGCCACATTGGCATTGGAATAGTTGCCTGCTGGCAAGTTTGTCAGTTGACTACCGTCACCTTTGATAAACGCACCAGTGACATTACCTGTTGTGCTGATAGAATTGCTACCAAAAGCACTCAACAATGTGACTACGTTTGAATTACCATAAGGAGTAATTGTGCCTGAGCCTGTGAGTACTGTGGTCTGTCCTGACTCGTTGGTCAAGATGATAGAAGTTGCATTGGCACTGATTGTGGCATTGCCAAGGAAAATTGTGCTGTTGGCCAAATACAAGTCGTTGAACGCATTGGTTGGACTACCGATGTTCTTGGCCACGTTGCCTGTGGGCAACAGGTTACCTGATATGGTTAAGTCAGTTTTGGAAAATACTGCCACGTTACCGATACCGTCAACACTGACAGTTACGTTGGCGCCTGATCCACTAATGCTGACGTTGGATGTTCCGTTGGTAATAGCAGCGCCTGCTGAAGCTACTATCCCTGTAAGTGCAGCACCGTTACCGACAAAATATGTAGCAGTGACGTTACCACTTGCGGTTATGTTTGCCGCCTGGATATTACCTGATGCGCTTATGCCTGTGGTGCCGTCTAATTGAATTGCCATTTATTCAGTCCTTTAATCTTATATTTATGGTACCACATTGAATGTTGATGAGCTGGGTACAGTAATTTGCAATCCGTTGGGGATTGTCAAGGGGCTTACCATCATTGCAGATACATTGGCTTGTACCACAATGTTGGCGGAAAGTGTGCGAGGAGTTGCTATTACACCGTTGACAAACAAGGAAGTTTGGCTTACTGTGACCACATTGCCGGTGCCATTGATGCCAATGGTCACGTTGCCATTGGCTGTGGAAATTGCCACATTGGACGTGCCATTGACAATGGCTTGACCGTTACCAGATCCGCCTGAAATGCCAGTTAGTAGGGCACCGTTACCCACAAAGTAACCAGCATAGATAGTGTCAAATCTCAGGATAGGGCTACCAATGTCGTATACATTGTCAATGCTGGGCAATACCGCAGCATTGGCTTGTATTACACCAATGCCGTTGGGCTTGAGCACAATGTTGGTATTTGTGGTCGTTGTAGTGATGGTGTTGTTGGCAATACGAACATTGCTGCCAACAGGTCCGGCCGTGTAGATTTCTGTAAAATTAGAATTTACAGCTTCAAACGCTGAGCGTAACGGTTCGCCTGTGCCATCGTTGGCAGCAGCGCCAACATCAATGATCTGTTGTGTCATGTAGAATCAAGTCCTCTGGTTGTATTTACCAAAAGACTTTATCTACAGATTTAGCAAAAACTGCGTTTACGGTGTCAAGAAATTAGATTCTGCCCACCACAACTTCGATTGTGCCATAAGCACCATTAAAGTTTTCCAGGGCTTTGCCGATTACAGCGCCTGTCAGCGGATTGTCACAGGCCTGGGCTCGTCCGTTGCCTGCACTGACCATCATGTCACCCTTGGCCACAGGTCCCTGTACCAAACATGGCACACGACCTTGCAGTGCAACCACAGCGGTGTGTTCTGCTTCCAGGCCAGCATTCATGAGATAGCTGGGCTTGGCAGAAACTATCCCAGCTATTCTGCGATCGTTAGCGGTTGTACTTGCTGTGACTTCGGCTGTGCCACCAAAACTTACCACAGTGCCTGGCAGATAGAACTTATCTGATGTGTATTTTTCTGCCAAGTCAGCATATAGTGCTGTGGTTGCTGTGGCAAAAACTTGGTTGAAGTAGTTGCTGGCGCTGCCAATGTTGCCCACAGCATTGGATCCAGTTTTAACAATACTTGACAAACTTGCTAGACCAGCAGTAATCAAGTTGCCGCCTGTAATGTTTCCAGTTACACTCAACGCTCCCAATGTGCCCACAGATGTGATGTTGGTTTGTGATGCTGTAGTAAGTGTACCCACAATGCTGGTACCACTTAAATTGCCGCCTGTAATGTTGCCAGTAGCACTGATCGTAGTACCTGCTGTAACGCTTCCTGCATTCACTTCGCCAGTTGCACTAATGAGACCAGCTGTATTGATGTTGCCGCCTGTGATATTGCCTGTAGCACTAATTGTTGTGCCTGCTGTAACACTGCCTGCATTCACCGCGCCTGTGGCGCTTACAAGTCCACCTGTGTTGATGTTGCCACCTGTGACGTTGCCCGTAGCACTGATAGTAGTAGCTGACGATACAGCACCAACTAACGGTCCGTAGAATGCTGCTGATGTAATATTTCCTGATGCACTCATGCGCCCAATGTTTACGTTACCTGTGCCATTGGGAGTCAACACAATGTTGGCATTGAGAGCTGTAGTTTGAATATCTAGTTGAGCGCTGTCAACAATGGCACCACTCAGTATCAAATTGCCCGCAGTAACGTTTCCAGTGCTGACTGTCAAGCTTGTGCCTGTGATAGCAGCACCAGTGATTGCTCCTGTTGCACTAACTGCGCCGCCGGTGACCAAATTGCCACCGGTGACGTTGCCAGTCACTGCCAAACTGGTCAATGTGCCCACAGATGTAATGTTGGACTGCGCAGCATTGGTCACTGTAGCGGCTGTGCCACTCACGTTGCCAGTGACGTCGATAGTGTAACTTCCGCTGAGTCTGTCAGCATGCACTGTACCAGATGTCAAACTGGTTGCATTTGCTGCGCCAATCACAGTGGTAAAATTACCAATGCCAGCGTTAACATTTCCACCGTTGATATTGCCAGTTGCGCTGACCAAACCGCTGGTATTGACGTTGCTGCCTGTGACGTTACCTGTGACGCTAGCAGTACCTGTAACGCTGATACCAGTGGGAGATATTACCAGAATATTTCCCACAGCATTAACCGTGGCAAAAATGTTGCCGTTAGGACCAGTAATGGCCATGATTGTGGTACCGTTGGTAATCTGGCTGGTAGTAACGTTTGAAATAGCTGTAACGTTACTCAAGAATCCGCCGTCACCTACAAAAAATGCACTGGTTGTAATGTTGCCTGCAGCAGTGATTAGCCCGGCTGTGTTTATGCTTCCACCAGTAACTGCGCCTACTGCTGTAACTGATCCGCCTGTGACCAAATTTGATCCAGTGACGTTTCCAGCAGCACTAACGTTGCTGGTAGCGTTTAGTACGCCTGTGTTAATAACATTTCCAGCACTGATGTTGTTGGCAATCACGTTGCCTTGAGTAGTAATCTGATCTTGAGCTGATATACTAGCGCCTGAAGAAATATTACCTGTAGCAGTAATTACTGCATCGCTGATCAAGTTACCGCCGCGAACGTTGCCTGTGGTCAGTATGCCTGCCGCGCCTGCGGTGATTGATCCTGCGGTAATAAGGTTACCACCAGTGACATTGCCTGTGACTGTTGCTAATCCAGCAGTATTAATATTACCGCCAGTGACATTGCCAGTGACTGTTATCAATCCAGCGGTAGCAATGTTGCCGCCGGCAATATTGGCTGCAATAGTGGTATTGCCGCTGATGTAAGCTGTACCAGTAACTCCAAAAGTAGTGTTAGGTGCTGCATTGGCAATGCCTACTTCTCCAGTGTGCAACACAGTTACTCTAGCAGTCAAACTGCCAGGAGTACCGGTTAGAATCTGTACGTTGCTGTTGCCCCCTGTGTCAACCAATGTTGCTCGCATTGAAGCACTTACACCTGGTGCCGTAACATCGCTAGTGAACCATTCAACTGCACCTAGCACTGTGCCTGCGGTTCCAGTAGTGTCTGTGTCTTGGAATCTGATTGTTGGTTGTGTCACGCTGGCATCACGTGTGATAATAACGTTGCCAGATGTGTTGATGTTGCCGCCGTTGACGTTTCCAGTGGCTGAGACCAATCCTGCGGTGTTGACGTTACCACCAACAATATTACCGCTGACACTGGTAACTCCGCTTATGTTGAGTCCAGCAGTTGTAAATACTGCTACATTAGAAACACCACCAATGGTTATGTTAGCATTGCCATTAGCTGAGGGAATTTCAATTGAGGTTGTTCCGTTGAACAACTTGTCGCCGGAAATGTTGCCAGTCAGTGTAGCGTTGCCAGTTACTGTGAAATTACCGTCCACCACAACTGTGACTGCGTTGGCAACGTTACCTGCAAAGGTGATGGTGTTTGCACCAAGTGTTTGAATTGTATAATCGCCGTTAACACGCTTGTAGGTAGACATTTAGAGATCCTTTGTGTTATTTATACGGTTTTGAAAGTCCTCCATGCTCATGGTTCTAAAGTTTCGTGAACTGGCAAAATCTTCAATGGGCGCTGTAGTATTGCCCATTACTCGCACAAAAGCAGTGTTGGAAAAATCACGCATGATCTGTGTTAATTGCCTGGCCCAATTGCCAGTAAAAGTAGGCGGTGCTGAACTCTTTTTGTAGAATTCTGTGTCAGCATACACATTGTTGAAGTGGTTGTTGACTGGACCCATATCAAACCCCACTAGATAAATTATCACAGCACCGTCTATGGCTGCAATACTGGCTGCAATTGGCCCTGAACTATAACCGTAATACTTTTGAGGCACAGGGTTCCCGCCGCTACCAGGTTCGGGACGACGAGTATAAAATCTGTTGTTGTGAGCATAGCCAGAATCTTGTATTCTGGTGCTGATAGGCTTGTCTGTACTGACCAAAACATCAGGCACAAAATCTCTGTACAGGGCATTGCACCCATAGATTTTACCCAAATGACGTAGATTATTTAGATCTACCTGTTGCCGGCTTATACCGTTGCCCAATACAAATGCTCTGCTCATAAAAAATCCTCCCAGTATGTAGCTGAGAGGATCGGAGTTTGGGAGATATTACGAAGTAAAGTTCTCTACGATTGCTAGGCTCACACGGTTCTGTTGACCAGTTACGTTGGCAGCACCTGTTGTACCTGACTTGATCTCATAACCTTCATCGCTGAAGAAGTTGGTCAAATAACGAACTGGGGGTGTACTGTAGTCCAGAGCAAACTTGTTGGTCAGCTTGCTGATCAACTGAGCTGTACTGTCGCCTGTGCTGAATGTAATGTTCATGTTGCCTGCGGTCAATGCAGTATCAGCTTGGTTGGCCAACACACATGTACCTACGTTTTGCACAGTACCTGTGCCTGAACCTGCTGCGGTTGCAGTGAATACATCACCAACGGCTGCATTTGAATCGCTAGCGCCGCATGCTGCCCAATCAGTTGTGCCTACGCTCAAAATACGATATGCTTGGCCCACTACCATGTCTTCATCGTTGACCGCAGTTACTGTAGCCACTTGATACTTGGTTGTGCCTTTTTGTGTGATAATATATGCATCGGCTTCAGCACCTGTGCCTGTGATAAAAGCACGGCACTTGACTACTGGGTAAGCAGTAGTTGCTACGTTGGCATTGGCACCACCCACAACACCCAGATACTCTGTACCATCAAATGTGGTAGGATCGCTGGGATAAATTGGATTTGTTAGTGCGCTGAACGGATTGAAACCAATATCACTGGTTGTTGATTTTTTAATTTTTAGAGGACGACCCATTTGTTTTCTCCTTAAAGAAGTCCGATGCGGGTTCTAGCCGCTACGCTGTGGGTAGTTAGTCCCAGCATAAAACGCATGATTGCGTTGACTGGTATTTATGAAAAATCTAGGGTATACACCCCTTAGCATTAAATATTCAGTGAACACCAACGAACTTATAGATCAAGGCAATCAACACCGATCCGATGACCAGCCTGAACAGGCTCTGCAATGCTACGCCTTGGCATTTGCACAAGATCGAAACTCATCAGCTGCATTCAACAATTACGGCAACGTACTACGAGAAGTTGGAGAACCGGTTGCTGCTATACCTTTTTTGCAACGAGCTCTACAGCTAGAACCAAAAAATGTTACCGCTCAATTCAATCTTGCTGTAGCACATTTATTAGCTGGTGATTATGCACAAGGATGGCCTGCATACGAAGCCAGATGGAACTATGAACATCTGGCCAACACAATGCCTCCTTTTCCCCAGCCTAGATGGCGTGGCGAAGATCTTCGGGGCAAAACTATTCTTGTAGTAGGAGAGCAGGGTCACGGGGACAACATACAGTTTGTGAGATTTATATACAATCTGCATGTGATGGGTGCTGAAATTATCCTGCAGGTCACGGACGGATTAGTGCCCATGCTTAGTGCTAGTACAATTATCAAGCGAGTTACCGGTTATGACTACACAGTCAGTGACTTCGACTACTGGACTCCTATCATGAGTATCCCGGGCATCCTAGGCGTGACTTTAGAAAACATGCCGAGACCAGTAAACTATCTCAATGCCGATGCAGGACTGCAACGACGATGGCAAGATTACTTTGGACCAAAGCATCGCATGCGAGTAGGTTTTAGTTGGAGTGGTCGCAGAGACAATTGGTTAAATCGTCACAAGGGTATGCCCTTTGAACAAATGCTAGAGTTGATACAAGCTCATCCGCAACACGAATGGATCAACTTGCAAGCTGATTGTACTCCTGAAGAAGAGGACAAACTAAAATCCCTAGGTGTACATTGCCTACCACCCAATCCCAACATGTGGGCTGATACTGCTGCACAAATGATGCACATGGATGTGATCATCAGTGTAGATACCGCAGTAGCGCATTTAGCTGGTAGTTTGGGTAGGCCAGTATGGATCATGTTGAATTGGTTCAGCACTGACTGGCGTTGGCTCTTGAATCGAGACGATTCGCCTTGGTATGCTACTGCTAGATTGTTTAGACAACCTGCTATGGGAGACTGGGCAAGTGTGACACACAAGGTTGGCCAATACCTCTCGTGGTTCAAGGTCTGATATATTATAATAAAAGCTTAATAGCAAGGTC